ATGATTATTGAGTTATTATGTACTCCACTATTTTTACTATTGAATTTAATTATTAGTCTATTGCCAGAAGGTTTTGTAATACCATCATATATTACAAATACAATAGAAATATTAAAATATCCTTTATCAATATTTCCAATTGATTTATGGATACTAATTATATCTAATGTATCGTTCTGGTATATTGCTCAAGTTGCATGGGCAATCATAGAATGGGTATATAAAAAAATACCCGGACTGAATTAATAAAGCAGACCTGTCGCTTGTCGACGGTCTGCTTAATCGTATAGGGGGGTTATTATGCTAATTTTAAATTTAATAAGATGGAAATTTATTGATATATATAGAGAAATAAAAAGAATAATAAATAAAGAAGATAAAAAAATACATCTATACGGAATTTATGGTTTTTTTGGTTTACCTGGAAAGGGTAAAACAATGGGAATGGTTTATATTTTAGATACTTATCGTAAAAAATATGGAGATAAGATTTATATAATGACAAACTTTCATTATAAATATCAAGATTTTGAGTTTAATCATTGGAAGGATTTACTTAAAGATTATGATAAACCTCTAGTATGTGCATGGGATGAGGTACAGAACGAATTTAATTCTAGGGATTTTAGAAACTTTCCTGTTGAGTTGTTAACACTATTGACACAGAACAGGAAGGGACATGGTAAGCAGATACTATATACAGCACAACGTTGGAATCGAGTCGATAAAGTTTTTAGAGAATTAACTCATTTTGCTATTGAATGCAATACTATTTTTGGACGATGGACAAGATTAAGATACTATCATTGGGAAGATTATGAGGCAATACAATCAACTGCAATGATAGAAAAAAGAAGAAGAATAAAGCCAATAAAGACTATTGGTTTTGTTCAGACAGACATTATGAGAGATAGTTACGATAGCTATAAAATGTTGGAAAGTGCAAAGAATAAGGATTATATGAGTAGAGATGAGATTATAAAATTAATTTAAATAAATATGTAAAAAAGTATTGACATAAATGCATAAATCTTTTATAATATGTATATAGAATGAAATAAAGGAGATGATGAAATGTTAAGTAAAGAACAATTTAAAGGCTATTTAATACTTGCTGGAAAGGATTTAAAGTTTACTGATGATTTGTTAAGGAAGTTAATCTATACTCTAGAAGATGAATTTGAAACATGGACAGAAGAATATTCAGAAGTAGTATACAATAATTGGAAAAATGGGGAGTGTTAGTCTATGAAAAATAAAAATAAGGTTTCTTTTACATTAAGGGTAGGAGAAGAATTAATAAAGCAGGTAAAAATAAGGGCAATAGAAGAAGGTATAACAATAAGTGATTGGATAAGTAAAGCAATTGAAATGGCCATAGAATATGGTATAGAAGGAAGTCTAGGAAATGAAGAAAGATTTAAAACCAACTGAAACAGTCGGCGGGCATAGCCCGTCGACTGTTGAAGGCGGTAGCAACAAAAAAAATATTCTCTATAAAAAATATTCTTTATACTTGACAAGGTAACACTTAACGGGAAAAGGGGGTTTTAACATTCCTTTATCTTTAACATCATCAATAATTCCTAACTACTATTCTATAAAAAAGTATAATGAAAATTATTACAGACTAACATATCATAAATGCAATGTTAAAGCTGGTGGATATGAGGAAGATTTTTTAGATAAAAAGTGGACCTGTAAAAAAGATGAAAAAGACAATAATTATGTTAGGTTATCTAATTCTATTTCAAGGACAAGGACTAAAATATTTGAGTATGCTTTGTCTAATGAATTTGATTATTTTGTTACTCTAACATTAGATAAAGCTAAATTTGATAGATATAATCTTAAAGAGTATATAAAGAAGTTAGGACAATTCTTAAGAGATATGAGAAAAAAATATAATTCAAATATTCAATATTTGCTAATTCCTGAACAACACAAGGATGGGGCTTGGCATATGCATGGGCTTATTAAAGGAATACCAAGAGAAGTATTAACATTAAATAATAATAACTATTTGGACTGGAAAGATTATTCTGATAGATTTGGGTATATAAGTCTATCAGAAATAAGAGACAAATTAGCTGTTAGTAAATATATAACTAAATATGTAACAAAAGAATTAGGAAAAGGAATTGATAAAGAAAGTAAATTATATTATGTTTCTAGGGGTTTAAATAAAGCTGTAAAGATAAAGGAAGGGACTTTATCGGAAATAGAACATATTAATATACCTTGGAGATATGAGAACGAATATATTAAATCTATTGATATGAATGCTGAAGAATTAGAAGAAATATTAAAATTAATAAAATAATTTAAAAAAGGCTTGACTTTATTGTTAATATTTGGTAATATATTATTAAAAAAAAAGGGGGTTTTAAAATGTTAGAATTTAAAGAAAGATGCATAATTACAGGTGTACAAAAAAAGATATCAAAAACAGGTAATAGCTATATTATAGCTAATTTCCTAGATGAGAATGGCCAGACTTTTGGTTGTATTGTTGAATGTGATATACCTCAAGATTTAAAACAACTTGACCATGTAGATGTAAAATTTAAGGTAATTCCCGGTCGATATATTCAATTAAAAGTAATTGATATTAAAAAGGTGGTATAATGGAAACTGTTTTAGATTTAACTTTAATAGAGAACACACTAATAGATATATCAAATAGATTTGATATAATAGAAAAAGCTTTAATACAATTAAATGGATATTTTTATATATTATTATTTGGCCTTGCAGGGGTAGGATTAATCCTATTACTATATAAGTTTCTTAAAATATTTATATGAAAGGAGAATGTACATGAATGGAGAATTACTAATTACATCTGAAATGTTACAACCTATAGTTTCTAGTATTACTAATAATTTAGGCGTATTATTGCCTGTTGGTATTGGTATCCTATCAATAATGATAGGAGTGAGACTAATACCAAGAATTATTTATAGGTTTTTCTAAAGGCTCGGCTATTTGTAGCCTTGCCTTTTTTAATAGGGGGTGTATATTATGAAAAAGATTTTAATATTTACAATTATATTTGTAATTATATTTAGTAGCTTTTCATATGCTGTAAGTCCAAATGTTGTTAATGAATTTATTCAAAACTATCCTAATGATTATATTTATCGTATTGTATTTCCTGAAGAAATTATAGTGCATTTTTCATCACCAGCAGAATTGGAATTTGAATTAATAGACACTGTTGATGGAAGACCTTTATTATCAGGAAAAGCATTACGAATAAATAATCCTTCTAGACAACCTTTTTATTATTTAAAAATCAATGGTAAAGTTGAAAGAATGACAAGTTCTTATTATAATTTTTTTGATACAGGAAATTGGAAAGGATATGAAGGAAATATAGATATATATAGGTGGAATGGATCTAGTTTTTTTTTACCGATACCCTCTACATTCCTTCGGGACCTGGTTGGACAGATCCTGACGATACTCCCAGTTGGTTTTGGGATAGCATCAGCGATGCTATTAGTTCTGCTATTAGTGGTCTACTTCAGGCGTTACTTGCACCGTTTAATTTAA